TCCACTTTTGAAGCTTTCAAGGAAAGCAATGACCAGAAGCTGGCCGAGATGGACCGACGGCTCGGCGCCGATGTGCTGACCACGGAGAAGGTTGACCGCATCTCGCGCGCCCTCGACGAGCAGAAGCGGGCCATCGACAATCTGTCGCTGAAGCGGGCGCGGCCGGTGCTCGGCCAGATTTCGGATCGTGAACAGGCAACGCTGCCTTCCGAACACAAGCAGGCCTTCGAGGCCTATACCCGCAGGCTCTGCTCGATCATTTTGCGCAGGACGTAACCAGCGTTTGCCACTGCTGGAAACTGATCCGAAGGGACGGAGCCGTCCTTGGCTTCACCGATCATGATCGACGCCTGGTTCTCGACAGCGGCGTTTTCGAGCCGGAGACCGGCCTGAGCGCCAGCGAGGCGCGCCAGTCTCTCGGGCTTTCCGTCGATACGGTCGACGTGGAGGGAGCGCTGGCCTCGGATTGCATACGCGACGAGGACATCGCTGCCGGCCTCTATGACGGCGCGGCCGTGGAGACCTATCTCGTCAACTGGCGCAGCCCGACCAAGTTCGCGCTGATCAGGAAGGCGACCATCGGTAAGATCACCCGCGCGGACGGTCGCTTCGTGGCGGAACTGCAAAGCCTCATGCACAGGCTGGACCAGCCCAATGGCCGCTATGTAATGCGCAAATGCGATGCCGAACTGGGTGATGGTCGCTGCCGGGCCAGCCTGAGCCAGCCGGCTTTCAATGCAATGGGGGCGGTGGAAAGCCTCGATGGAACCGACATGCTGCGGGTTTCGGGCCTGGATGGCATCGATACGGGCTGGTTTTCCTTCGGCACGCTGACCTGGACGAGCGGCGCACGGCAGGGCAGAACCGAGCGGATCGTCGACCACAGGACTGACGGATCGCTGGCGGTTCTGACGCTGCAGGCAAGCAACGGGCCGCCATTCGGTGCCGGCGATGGCTTCACGGTGGTTGCCGGTTGCGACCATTCCTTCGCAACCTGCAAGGCTAAGTTCGCCAACGCACGGAATTTCCGCGGTTTTCCGCATCTGCCGGGCAACGATGTGGCTTATTCCTACGTCTCCGACGACGGCGTCTTCGACGGTGGCCCGGTGGTGCCGTGATGGATGCAGAGCGCGTCATTGCAGAAACCCTGTCATGGGTCGGCACGCCCTACCGGCACCAGGCCGCAACAAAAGGCATAGGTTGCGACTGCATCGGTCTGGTGAGAGGCGTCTGGTCCGCGCTCTACGGACGCGCACCCGATATGCCGGCGGACTACGCGCCGGACTGGGCCTGCGGCGATGCCGGGGAGGCAATGCTGGCGGGAGCGCGCCGGCTTCTCGACGAATGCGCGCCTGACGAGACGTTACGCGGCCGGGTTCTGGTGTTTCGCTGGCGGCCGCATCTGCCCGCGCGACATGCCGGCATCGCAGTTGCCGAAGACAGTTTCGTGCATGCCTATGAGGGCGGACGGGCGGTGGTGAAATCCGCTCTCGTTCCCCAATGGCGCCGGCGCATCGCCGGCGTCTTCGCTTTTCCAGACAACTGAACAGCGCCGGAGCTTTTCATGGCCACCATCCTGTTACAGGCTGCCGGTGCCTATATCGGCGGCTTCCTTGGCACTTTCGGCGGCGCGATCGGCTCTGCCGTGGGCGCTATGGCCGGATATGCGCTCGACCGGGCGCTGATCAACGGCACGCAGCGCATCGAAGGGCCGCGGCTGGCCAGCGCCCGACCTTTCAGTGCCGAGGAGGGGGCGTCGATCCCCCGGCTTTACGGCACGGCGCGGCTGGGTGGCACCCTGATCTGGGCGACGCGGTTCGAGGAAAGCCGTTCGACGCGGCGTCAGGGCAAGATGGGCCCGAAGGTTACCGAATATTCCTATTACGCCAACGCAGCCTTCCTTTTGTGCGAAGGCGAGATCGCCGGCATCAGGCGTATATGGGCCGACGGGCGTGAGATCGACCGCGAGGCGGTGGAACTGCGAGTCTACACCGGCAGCGAGGAGCAGCAGCCCGATCCGCTGATCGAGGCAAGGCAGGGGGCCGGTAATGCGCCCGCCTATCGCGGCGTTGCCTATGTCGTCGTCGAGCGTCTGGATATTGGCGGCTTCGGCAATCGTATCCCGCAACTGCAATTCGAGGTGATCCGGCCGGTCGGCCGTCTGCACAAGGATGTCAGGGCAGTAACGTTGTTGCCCGGCGCCACCGAATACGGGCTTTCGACGACACCGGTGACGAGCCGCAGGCGGCCCGGCGACGAGACATATGTAAACCGCAACGTGCTATTCGGCGCGACCGACATTCAGGCCTCGCTCGACGAGTTGCAGCAGACCTGCCCCAATCTGAAGCATGTGGCGCTGGTCGTTTCGTGGTTCGGCGACGACCTGCGGGCCGGGCAGTGCAAGGTTCGCCCGATGACGACAACCGCGATCGATGCTGGATTTTCGCAGCAATGGCAGGTCTCGGGCCTTTCAAGGCAGGATGCTGCGGTCGTCTCACAGTATGACGGTGGCTCCGCCTATGGCGGCACACCTTCCGACAAAAGCGTCATGGAAGCGATTTCGGAGATAAGGGCGCGGGGCCTTGGCGTAACGCTCTATCCGTTCATCATGATGGATGTGGCGCACGGCAACAGCTTGCCGGATCCCCATGGCGGATCGGCCCAGCCGGCCTATCCGTGGCGCGGGCGCATAAGCTGCTATCCCGGCCCCATGCAGCCGGCATCGGCGGATCGCACGCTGGCAGCGAGAACGCAGGTGACGGCTTTTTGCGGAACCGCGCAACGAACGCAATTCGCCAACTCAGGCGAGACGATCTCGTTCACCGGAGGAGCCGACTGGGGCTACCGGCGCTTCATTCTTCACTATGCGCACCTTGCGGCGAGGGTAGGAGGCGTCGACGCGTTCCTGATCGGCAGCGAATTGCGCGGGCTGACGACCCTGCGCGACCAGTCCAACGCCTTTCCCTTCGTGGAGCAGCTTGGGTTGCTGGCGGCGGATGTGCGCGCGGTGCTCGGACCGCAGACGCGCCTGAGCTACGGCGCCGACTGGAGCGAGTATTTCGGCTATCATCCGCCCGACGGGTCGGGCGACGTCTTCTTTCATCTGGACCCCTTGTGGGTAAATCCGGCGATCGATGCGGTGGGCATCGACAACTACATGCCGCTTTCCGACTGGCGTGACGGGGATTACAGCGGCGGCAATCCCGACGGATGTTCCGGCCCGTATGATTTGCAGGGGCTCAGCGCATCCATCGCCGCAGGCGAAGGCTTCGACTGGTACTATCCGGATGGGGCGGCGCGTGAGGCGCGCATGCGCGTGGCCATATCCGACGGCGCGCACGGCAAGCCATGGGTTTTCCGCTACAAGGACATCGTCAACTGGTGGTCCAGTCAGCATTTCGACCGGATCGCCGGCACCGAGAAAACATCGCCAACCGACTGGATTCCCAGGGAAAAACCGATCTGGTTCACGGAATTGGGCTGCCCTGCCGTCGACAAGGGCCCAAACCAGCCGAATGTGTTCCCGGACCCGAAGTCGGCCGAGAGCTTCACGCCCTATTTCTCGTCGGGTGGTCGCTCCGATCTGGCGCAGCTTCGTTTCCTCGAAGCGCATATGAAGCATTGGGACCCCGCTACGGAAGGGTTCGAGGAGGCGTACAATCCGCTTTCGCCCGTCTATGGCGGCCGGATGGTCGATTTCGAGAGGACCTATCTGTGGGCCTGGGACACGCGACCGTTCCCGGCATTTCCTCAGCGCGCCGACCTTTGGTCGGACGGGCCCCACTGGAGCCGGGGCCACTGGCTGAACGGACGGCTCTCCAATCCCGATGTCGGCGCGCTTGTCGGTGCCATTCTGGCGGATCATGGGTATGACGATGCCATCATCGGCGAGGTGGGTGGATCGGTTCAGGGCTATGTGATCGCCGACCCCGCCACCGCGCGCGCGGCGATCGAGCCGCTTTGCGAGCTGTTCGATCTGAGCCTGCGCGAGGAAAACGGCAGGCTGGTTGTCGAACGCTCGGGGGCGGGTGCCGGTGCGGTGATCAAGGCCGGTGATCTGGTCGTGGACGATGCGGAGACTGTGCTGGAAACGGTTCGCATTCCCGATCACGAGCTGCCGGCGGAGGCTTTGATCAGCTTCGTCAATCCGTCGCAGGATTATCAGGCGGCGACAGTCCGGCGCACTCGCACCGGCGTGCCCGGCGCGCGCCAGCACATGATCCATTTCCCGGGCGT